CTTCGGCCAAAGCCCAATAAACTTCAACTGGTGGAAGTATACCACCTTGTAAAGCACAGGCCAACCAGTTCGGATCTGGTACCGTAACTTTAGCAGGTGCATCTGGTTCTTCCGGATCTTCCCATACTACTCTGTAATCGCTTTGTATGCCGTCTAAATTATCTTTAGCCCAGTGTAATCTATTCCATAAATGTGTTCCCTGAAATTCAGGTGTTTCAATTGTCATGCTAAATCTCCATGTATTACGCAACAAGGTTCGGATATATCGATAGTTGTAGTGTCCCACCCTTGTCTCACAAATAAGTGACAATATGTGGTGGCA